ACATAGCTTTAGCAGCTTCAGGATTATTACGCCACATCTGCACAACAGGAACTATAGGGACAAGAAACTCATCATAAGCCCTGTTCATTTTAGCGCCTGATGACTGCGCTGCTACAGTAGCAACACCTGCCATTTCAGGACTCACTTTATAATACAAAGCGTCTTCTGCTGTATCTAAAACGCGAGTCGCTATGCCTACATCTTTTGTCGCCGCTTGTCTTCCCATAGTAAACGTAAGACGAGTAGGGTCTGCTCTCATACCACGCAGTTCAGTAAATTCATCTGCCTTCTGCAGTTGCTTTCGTAAATTAAACTCAACTTGCATCTGCTCTCTAGCTTTTGTAAATATTTCAAACTGCTCATCAATGGCAGGTTTGATATCTGTTTTTTTGTCTACCTTACCTATGCCGGGAATGTTATAACCTTCCTTCGCATTACCAGTAGCACGAACACCAGCATACTCCCATCCTCCCTCAACACGCTTTACTGTACCGCCACTGCCGTCAGGAGTAACAGCACGTGCTTCTATTTGAGGACGATTAGCATCAGTTAACTCTTTAATATCATCGGATACTTTAGTTATTGTTCTAGACTCTTGTGCTGCTGAAGCCAAAGCATTTGCTACAACTGTCTCAGGAGTTTTAGTCATACCTAAACCAGCTATGTCTTTAATAGCTGAAGATATCTTAGCTGGGTCACGGGCTACTTGAACAGCAGCGCCTCCGCCTAACGTAGCTAGTTCACCCGCAAGACGAGGACCAAACATTGCAGCAGTACGCTCTTCCATAAACGGTCTATCTAAATCAAGACCGGGGTGCAGGCTAGCCATTGCCTCTCTAATAGTAGGAACATCCTTACCAGTGATTGACTCATAAGGCACTCTTGCAATAGAAGCAAAAGCATCAGCCACACTAACAGCTGCGCCTACACCAGCAGAGGACATTTCTTGTATACCTTCTGCTAGGTTTTCAAGCACAGTATCCTCTGCCGCTTCTAAACGATAAGCAGCTGCTGCTCTTTCTTGTTCTGCTTGAGCAAACTCTTCTTCTAACTTTTGTCTTTCTATGTCTTTCTCAGTCAAAACAAAAGCAGAAGTTGGGTCAAACTTATTTACTTTTTTCGCAGAAGCAGGATCAAAAGCCATCAATTAAGCTCCTCAAATTCCCCATTGCCTAGATATCTAGCCCTGTTACCTGAAGCGTCTTGGTATACTTGACCTACAACAAACTCGTCAACATCTTTTTGCTCTTCAACAGGCTGTTCACCTATTCGAGAGCGGTATGTTTTTATTTGGTTTTTTATAGCATTGTCTCTTTCTATTCTAGCCAACTCTGTTGCTCTTTGACGTACCACTTCTTCGTCCTGCTCTGCACTAACAATCTCATAACCAAGAACAGTACTAACAGTTGCTAAATTTTCTCTAGCATCAGGCAACTTTGCGTCTATCTGAGCTTTAGTAGGTGGCTTAGTTAAAGTTTCTTCGAGATTACGTATCTCTCTTTTAATAGCATTCTTATTTCTAACATGCTCTCTTACAGCAGAGCCTACCTCTGAGTTAAGGTTAGTTAACTCTCTTTCTACTGCCTGCCTACCGCCCGGATTCCAAGTCTCATCGTTAGCAAAATCTGGCTGTTTATTTTCAATTTCATCAAGCTGAGAAATATAAATATCCTTTAGCTCTTGATCAATGTTGGAGTCTTGTATACGCTCTCGTAACGACCCAGTAGCTAAAGGCATTTTTGCCATTGCTTTCCTGTTAGCCGCCTCTGCTTTTGCATTTTGCATATCCAAATCAAACTTAACAGCCTTAGCTTTGTCTTTTTTTAACTCATCAATAACATCACCAAAACCTGATTTAATAGCGTTTTCTTCAAACTCAACTCTGACATTTTCAGGCACAGCATAGTACGCTTGAGCAATAGCTTCTTCTTGAGAAGCCCGCTTTTCTTCTTTTAATCGGTTCTCATTTAACTCTCTTCTAACTTGGTCATCAGCTTCTTCTTGAGTACGACCTGTAATAGTAGAAGGATCTACTCCTGCTTGTACAGCAACACGAGACATAATGCTCTCAATTTTTTCTTTTTCTTCAGGAGTTGATGCTGCCTGTCTGGCTGCTTCTAAGCCTCTTAGACTTTCAAGGGCGCTTGCTTTAACAGCCCCTCCTTTTGCAGCTTCTGCCGCCATAAGTTGCTGTGGTGTTTGCGCTCTTGCCGCCATAAAGTCTGCTCGTTCAACAGCACCCATACCACGTAGTCTTTGCATCTCTTCTTGCTGTGCTTGTTGTTGCCTAAGCTGACCCGGAAGCTGCGCTGCTTGCTGTGCAGCAGTAAATAACCCCTGCTGGTAAGTAGGTTGTAACAAACCTTGTAAAAATGTTTGTGAAAACTTAGCCATTATTAGCCTCCGTAGCCCATAAACTTCAATGTTTCAGCAGCTTGTTCAGCAGCACTAGGTTGCTTTGGAGGAGTCAATGCACCACGAAGCAAGTTAGCTCCGATTCCTCCTAACAAGTTAGCACGTGCCTGCTCTGATATAAGCTGTGCCTCAAGACCAGACAAAGTAGCCTCACCAAACAATCCAGCACCTTGCAACTGAGCCTGTTGTTGTAACGCCGCCAACTGCTGTGCAGGTTGAGTAGCTGCCATAAGTTGTTGCTGCGGTATGTATCCAGAACCAAGGAATGCCTGTCCTAATTGTGCCTGTTGCATCTGTTCTGCTTGTGCTTGTTGCATTGCCGCTAGCATAGCTCTGTTACGTGCTTCGTTGATTGCAGTTTCTTGCGCCAACAACTCAGGAGTAGCACCACCGTACGCCGCAGAACTTAAACCAAGACGACCCTGTGCAGCCATCCGTTCTTCTGTAGCAAGACGTTGACGTTGCTCTTCAGGACGTTGTGTCCTACGCATACGCTCAAAGATAGCTTGCTCACGGTCTACTGTAGGTTGTACTGCTTGACCAAAGAAACCACCAGCACCTCCTAAAAGTTGATTCTGCAAAGCAATCTCTTGTGGAGACAAGCCCATAGTGGTTTCAATGCCACCTTCAGGAGTAACTTGTGTTCCCATGCCAGCGCCAGTAGCAGTAGTCACAGTAAATGGTCTAAACTGTGTTTGCTCCATTTGTTGTGCGGCAAGAGCTTCAGCACCTGTTCTTGCCTCTCGTCCTATGTCACTAAGACGATTATAAGATTGACCCGTTAATAGACCACCAAGGACTCCAGGGAGAGCTACTGATGGTTGTGACAAAAAATCAGTAAGACCTCCTAAAAACCCGAACAGCCCTCCTGCTTCTGTGTTTTCTTCATCCATTGTTCTCTCCTAGTTAAAGTAGCTTTCCTATCAAAGCCATTACGTTAATTTCTTGTAGTGACAAAGCAAAGCCGTCAATCTCTGACTCTAAACCTACCTGTACACTTGTTCCATATCCTGTTGTATTAAGTACTCTTGCATTGGTCAACTGACCTGCTGTAAACTCTACCGTGGTGTACTCACTCTCACCATAAAAACCAGTAATCTGGTTACCTACTGTAAACTCTGCAGTAGCGTATGTTGTTTCAAAGTCGTAAGCCCACTTAAGAAACACTGTTGCGTTGTTTGCACCAACAAGAGTAGGCTTTAGCTTTTTTAAAATCTTAACTCTAGAGCTATCACCAAATGTTAAGCTTGGGCTGTAGTACTTGAATCTATAACCAGTACCGTTGTCACTGTAACCCGTGTAAGTGCTAATACCGTTACTAGTACCAATGTACAACGTACCGTTTTCTAGTCGTGTAAACGACGTAAACTTAGTAGAAGGCCAACGAGTAACACGGTATGATCCATTCTCTAATGTACTACGCACGTCAAAACAATAAGTAACATCCTGACCAGTAAAGGTTAGCAGGTAGAAACCTTCCTCAGGGCTGTATACAGACCTAAAAAACTCTGTTTCATTTTGTAGCGCAGCAATGATGTCTTTAGTAATGTTGCCAGACAGACTACTAATAGGTAGTGATTTTTCTTGTATTGTTCTGCCAAAGCTCTTAAGTCCTGTATGCGACAAGAACAGTACGTCTGTACCAGTGTACTGCACAGTGTCTCTGTCAACACAACCGATTCCTGAGACGGTATCTGCCAAAGTCATTGACGCAGGAGACGTAGCACCTTCGTAAACAATAATGCTGTGCTTGCCAAAAATAATTAACGCGTTGTTGTGCGCCGCTAAAGCCACAATTTCATCGTATCCGTCAGGCCATACCTTAGAGATATCTATGTTGCCGCTAGAGCCGCCGGTCCAATCATGCCCAATAAGTAAATCAGACCAATAGATGGTAGACTTGTTAGAGCTAAAGTCAGCCGTCCAAAGCCTTCCATAAGCCGCTAGAACCTCGTTACCGTACACAGCACTAGTAACACCAGCCGCACCAGAAACGCTACTGAGAGTGATTACAGAGCCTCCTGCGTTGTCGTACACAAGGGGTTGGTAACCACGTTGGAAAAAATAGATCTTGTCGTTAAACGTAACCAGCTTCCAGTTGTTTGCAGTAATGGTGTAACTACCGGGAGTTTCATCAACTAACGTAGTTGTACCGCTGATAATTTTGTTGTTGCCTACAGAAAATATCTTAGTGTTTCCTGCGTTGTCTTTGAACTCTTTGATAGCTCTTAACGAGTCAGTACCAAGGACAGTTTTGTTTGTAGTAACAACAGTGTGGCCTTTACGTGCAGCAATACGACCACGTTTGTCAATCACGGCGTTGTCTGCAATCTCTGCAAACGACGGGTCTTGAGCTAACGGCGAGTCTTCGGTGTTAACACCTTTGAACGCTGGAGCTACAAGATTGATACTTTGCAGTTGTTGAGCCATATCAAATAGTCCTAAATACCATCTCTTCAGGGTGCTTTACCGCGTCTATAGCAACAGCGTCAGATAAAAACTTATCAGCAATAGCAAAATATTCAGCAGTAGATGTACCGCCTGTCTCACCACGTTCACGTGCCAATAAAGCTACAGCAAGGTGCACTACAGGCATTGAAGGTACAAGTAACGAATCATCATTAACTGAAAGATCTGCTTGTCTTTTTATGACATCAAACCGAAGACTGTACACATCATCAGGAGTTGGTCCTACTAGTACCTGCGTATCACCACTAGCATCAAGACCGTTGTAGGTGTAGTACCGTGGTGCGCCTTCTGCTGCACTGCTAATATATAATTGTTCGTTAAACCAGTCTTTTGTCTGGTAGTCCATAAACAAGTTACTTGTGTCGTTAAGAACACACATAACTTTTACATTATCACCACCACCTGTTAATGAATAGGTATTGTCCGATGCAGTAGTAGAAATAGTAATTGTCTCACGTAAAGCAGACCAGTCAGTTGCTTCCTCTACTAGCTTTTTCGCATCATTAATAAAATCACCTACCATCTTAACGTAGGTAGTGCTGGTAACTGACGTGGTTTCTTCTTCACGCAATCGACGCAATACGTTATTCATTAAGTTAAGGTACGTCATACCAGCATTCCTCGTGTACGCCTAATTAATTTTTGACCTTCTTCGTTATAATCTAATGCAGGAGTTTTAATAGCTAACGGAACTATTTCTGTTCTTCGAGGCGTTAATCCTTTCATAAATTCTTGAAAAGGTACTGGCTCTGGTGTGCCTGCACCACCTAAAGCAGAAAAACCAGCACCCATTGCAGTTAACAAACCAATATTTCCACTTGTAATTTGTTCTTGCAGTTCCTGTTGCTCTTCACCGTACACTCTTTCAAACTCAGCTTGACGTGTTAATATTTCTTCACGTTCTTCTTCTGCCAAGCCTAGTCGTGTAGTAACACTGTCTCTAAACTGACCAAACGCTTCAGCCTGACTAATCTGACCTTGCTGTAGACCAACTAGGTTTACGTTGAACTCTTCTTGCAGATCAGAAAGAGACAAACCTAGTTCAGCAAACCGTTGTTGACTGTCTGCACTAAGTGCTTCTACTTGACCACCAACACTAATTATTTCCTGAGCTAGTGCTAAACGGTCCTGCTGTGCTTGACCAAACTGTTCTGTTGTGTACTGCTGGTAAGCGTCAAATGCTTCTTGTTGCGTTATTTGTCCTTGACGCAGTGCTTCAATGTTTACGTTAGTACCGGCAAACAACTCCTCTATGCTTTGGTCCTGCTGTTGGAACCGTAGCATCATGTCGTCACTAAGCTGAGTTACGTCACCACCGACAGCTATAATTGCCTGTTGTAGCTCCTGACGCTCTTCCTGTGCCGTAGTAAACTGTTGGCCTATAGACGTACGCAGTTGATCTAGTGCTTCCTGCTGCGTTATTTGTCCTGCCTGTAGTGCTTCAATGTCAACACCTACGCCAGCAAACAAGTCGGTAATAGTGCCGCCAAAGTCTGCAAACATTTGTTGCATGTCAGCACTTAGTTGTGTAATGTCACCGTTAGCCGCAATAATAGCTTGCTGTAGTTGTTGACGTTCAGTCGATGCAAGTTCAAACTGCTCTGAAGTAAACGACTCAAACTCATCAAAGCGTCCTGCTACGTCTTCTTGCAAAGATATTAGGTCAGTGCCTAGCATCTCTAGTTCAGCACTGAGTCCACCTTCTACTGCTGCAAGAGACTGGATTAGAGAAGCTTCAAGTCCTGTAATACTAGCTAAAAACTCTGCTTCTTGGTCGCTAAACTGTGTAGCAATACCGTTGATAGCGTCATCAAAACGGTCGTTAAGATCATCAAAGCCAGCTTGTACGTCCGCAGAAGTAGCAAAACCAAAGCTGTCTACAATACCACGTACGTCACCCTCTGATAGTCCTTCAGGAAACTCTATGTTAGCGATAGCTTCGTTAACTACGTCGCCTACGTCTTCAAGAGAAATACCTTCAGGTATACCGTCAATAGCCTCTTGGATTAGCTGTCGTACTTCTTCAGCAGTTGCGCCCTCAGGTATAACAATGTTAGAAACAGCGTTGTCAACTATTTCTCGTACTTGCTCAGGCGTAGCGTATCCGGCCTCTGCCAAGGCTTGTAACATACGATCTTCTGTAACAAACCCTGAGTTAGCCAGTGCGTTAGTAATGTCGTCTGGAGTAGCATAACCTGCTTCTGCTAACGCTTGTATTACCTGCTCTGGTGTAGCAAAGCCAGCACCTTCAATAGCCTGCTGTACCTGCTCTGGCGTAGCAACACCAGCCAACGCTTCTGTCAACTGCTCTTGTGTCAGGTAACCTGCATCGGCTAACTCTTGACGTATACGATCAAAGTTCTGCTCTGACAGTGTGACACCGTTAATTTCAAAGTATTCAGCAATGTCCTCCATTGTAGGCATTGCATCAAAGTCAGGCAGTGTCTCAACAAAGTTTTGAATAATCTCGTTGATTTGCTCTTGCTGACCTGTAAACTCTTCGTCTAGCTGTGCCAAGAAGTCAGCAAACAAACTCTCAATATCAGTTGGAGTAGGCTCTGGCTCAGGTTCGTCTGTAGGAGGCTCAGGTTCAGGCCCTGGCTGATCTGTAGGTGGTTCTTCTACAGGTGGCTCTGGTTCTGGCTCAGGCTCTGCAGGCGGCTCTACAGGAGGTTCTTCGTCACCCGGTAAGTCATCTTTATCAGGGTCTTCAATTGTACGAGGAATGTCGAAGTAGTCGTCTAAAAAGTAGTTGTACCGTGACTCTTCATCCATTAACTTCCAGTCACCGGGAAGTACACCTCCTTCTTCTTCGTAACGTGCTACCAGATCTTCTATAGAGTACTGATAGATATCTTCTTCTAGTGCATGAAACGATAAATTGTTTAGTAATTCTTGATATCTACCTGAATCAACTATTTCTAAACCAGTGTTCTCTAGCTGCTCTCTGGTGTATTGACCATTAAACTCAAAGTCTAAATCTTCGCTTTCACTCAGTACAAAAAACTCGTCACCTTCTTTGCTTACAAAAACATTGTTACCCCTGTTAGTAAACATAAGGGTAGGGTCTTGTTCTGTTTCTACTTCTTCAGTTAATGGAAGATCAATGCCTGCTTCTGATAACACACGTTGTATTGTAGGAAGAACCGGACTACCTGAACCAAACACTGTTGTTAAAACGCCGGGTAACCAAGTAGGGAGACTAGATCCAAGAACAGAAGTTATTACACCACTAACAACCGTACCTGTTGTAGTAGCGTCTGCTGTTCCTTCTAAAACGTCTTTAATTGCACCAAAAACTCCACTTACGGCACTTTCAAGAATACCCTCTTCGCCGTCTTCTTCGTTATAAACGACAGCATCAAACACATCAGTAATAACGCCGCCCATTGCGTCAAGAACATCTTGAACACTAGCTTCTCCTGTTAGTACGCCCTCAATAGAGTCTACAACGCCTCCTATAGCGTCATTAACTTGACGTACTTTACCTTGAATATCTGGTATAAAAATAACACCGGCACTAGGAAGCCAACTAGGAAGACTAACTCCGGGAATGTAACCTTTTAAGTGTTCAAATATAGTTTCAAGATTTACGTCACTTATTGATCCTATTTCACTAATGTCTACAGTAACACCGGCACCACCTCTAATTACCATTCCCTGAGGAACAGAAGTAACTGGAGTTGCGGCACTTGGTCCCAATAAACCTAAAGCATTTTGTTCTATTATTAAATTAGTTAGTTCACCGGGGTCTTCCATGTCCGCAAGTTCTTTAGGATTGTCAACCATTGTGTCAACAATCTCTTGCGCTCTGTCAAAAGCTTCAGTTACGTACTGACTTAAAATTTGTCTAGCTTGCGTACTGTCTTCTGGTGCTACGTCAATGTTACCTGCAATTCGGTCTAGTATTTCTTCAAGGCTTTCTTCACCTGCTCCCCATATTTCAACATAGTCTGCCCAACGAAAACCTGTGTTAAAAAGATCGTAAAGACGGGTTCTTAAATCAGGACCGGGATCTCTGCCTTCTTCTTCTGGAATAGGGCCGGGATCTTCAATGTTAGCTGTTGTACTAGCATTAGGGTCAAAAGGACCAGTTTCACCGGGCTGAGTCTTTGTAGGGTCTCTGCTTGGGTTTCCTGTTAGCATACCACCCAAAGAAGCATCAGCTTCGGCTTTAGTATTAAATCGTTGCGTAGTGCCACCGGGATTGTCATCACGGTAATCATTCAGATCATCACGATCATCAAATACTCTGCCGTCATAAACGTAATACATTTATTTTTCCCTCGACACGCCCTTGGTTTTTTCATAAGAACGCATAGCACCAAGACCAAGCATACCCATAAGTACAGGCATCATAGTCTCTAGGTCAATGAGTGGTATAGTGACTTCAACAGCCAACAAAGCTAGTGCAAAGTTGGTAAAAGGAATGACCATAAAATTACCAGTCATACCCAAGACACAACACCAGCCTACAGCAGGTCTCCAACCAGAGACAAACAAGGACTTGTGTGCTGCTTCTACTTTGTTAACCTCTAGCTGTGCCTTAGCAAGCTCCTGAGCGTGTCTCTGAGCCATTGTAGCGACTTCGTGGGCCAGTTTAGCTTTCT